TTAAATGCTAGAGTGGGTCAGGGGGGACTAAACTTCGGAGCATCAATGAATTTTAAAAAGGGTGGAAGTGTAGACAAATACGCTGGTTTAGGTTATAAACTTAAATAAATGAAATTATTAAGAATTATTATAAATATGTTTAAACGAAAGGTAGAAAAAGACCCTCACGAAGAACACTGGGGTATAGGTGCAAAATGATTGAAATTACTGATTCATTAAAAAATAGAATTCGTCTTCACGAAGGCTGTGTATTAGAGCCATACGAGGATTCACTAGGCAAGCTCACTGTTGCCATAGGACATTTAGTTCAACCTCATGAAAGAAAAAGATTTCAAAAGGGAGTCTCTATAACACAAGAGGAAGCCAATGAGCTTTTTGAAATGGATCTAAATAGAGCAGCAGCGGGAGCTGATGTTCTAATTGAGGAGTGTATTGGTCACGATTTACCTCAACACGTAGGTGAGGTAATAGTTGAAATGGTTTTTCAATTAGGGACTCAGGGGGTTCGAAACTTTTCCAAAATGTGGAAAAACATGAGGAATAGTAAATGGAAGGAAGCCTCAGACGAGATGAAAGATTCCAGATGGCATTCACAAACACCGAAGCGCTGTGAATCCCTTGCTGAAATTATAGCGAATACTTAAAGAGTTCTTCTAATAAAATTAGGAAACTGACCTTCATTTTTGTATGTCATATAAGCGGCATACCAATCTTTTTTGTATTCTGCTTGGCAGAAATCTTTGATTGATTGGTCCTTGTCATCACTCTTAAAAAAATTCAAGAAATGATCTTTTGCTTTGTTGGTTAAGTTAAACATGATTTTTCTCCTTTTTAATAATTTTTAATCCACAGGAAAGAAAAAAAGAATTGTTGTTTACGCACAACAGGTATGATATTTTAATTATAAGAATAGTGATGACCAAAATTATATGGAAGGAAACTTGTGTATATTCAGAAAAGGTCGTTAGATTAGTGTCTCTTGCAATTTATTAGTTTAATAACTGTCGTCACTATTCTCATATTTTTTAATTAATCTTTGTAAGTACCATTGAGCTTTCTTTAAATCTTCTAATCCATTCTTTTTTTTAAATCTAGTTACATATTTAATTACATTGCCTTGAAAATAATCCATTTCATGAGCATCTATATAATCAGCAGTCTCTATTTTACTTTTATAGTAATCAGGGTTTATCTTGTCACTCACTGCGCCTCTCCCCAATTATCTCCTACAGCTACATCCACCTTTGATGGAATATTTAATTCAATAGCATTTTCCATTACCTCTATTATTTTTTCTTGCTGTTCTTTCGAACCATCAACGCTAATAGCTAGTTCATCATGAATTTGTATCATTGGAATAACACCCTCTTTATAAAGAGTCACCATTGCCTGTTTGGTTTGATCGGCAGCGCTACCCTGAATTAATCTATTCAATGCTTTATATGTACCCGCTCTTTTTAAGGGTGTATTAATACCGTGCTCCTCTTTTGCTTTCTCATAAGGATATGCTCGATGAGCACCAAACGCTTTTGGTTCCCACAAATCAAAGTGACATTGTCTTCCTAAAAATGTTTTTACCTTTCCTGTTTTACCTGCGTGATCTGAAACTCGGTCAGCTAACTTCCTAACAAAGGGAACTCTCTCATTATATTCGGTGATAAGTAGTTTTGCCTCCTCAGGGTTAATTCCTAGCTGATCTGCTAGTTTTCCAACACCCATTCCATAGAATAACCCTAAATTTATGGTTTTAGCGCTCTTACGTTCGATTTTTCCAATCTCCGCCATGATCGTATGGAAGTCAGTGTTTTTATCGTCCCTGTAAGCTCCTACGAGCTTTTCTGAACCAGCTAAACCTATAAAATCAGCATAATGAACCACTAAACGCGGTTCCTGCTGTGAATAGTCAAATGAACCCCACTTCTCTCCCTCTTCAGGTAAAAATAGACTTCTGATCATTGTTCCTATTTTAATATCTGCCTCTTTACTATCTCGAGCAGGTATCTGCTGTAGGTTAGGATTAGAATAACTAAATCTCCCCGTCACCGCTCCGCCATTCTCGGTTCGTAGTTGATTGATATTGGCATGAATTCTACCGTTGTGGTTATATCTTTCTATCGTATGGAGAAACGTGGTTCGCGCTTTGTTGTATTCTCTCGCTTGAACGATTGCCTTTGGCACAGGATGAGGATGATTTTCTAAAAAGCTTTTTGTAAAACTAGGATTACCTTTATCCGTTTTAGGATAATCAATTTTACAAAGATCAAAGATAGAGGCGATAGATCTAGCCGCCCAAATATCTACCTTACCACCTGTTTTATCGTGAACAAAATTAAGTAATTTATTTTCTCTTTTAATTAACTCTTTTTCTGCTACCCCTAATTTATCTAAATTAACTCTCACTCCCTTCTTTCTCATTTCCATAAGAACAGGAAGGAGATCCGTTTCTAAATTAAAAACAGTTTCTAAATTATTTTTGGTGACTTCCACACTCAGTCTATCCCAAAGCTTAAGACAGAGAACCGCGTCTTGCTCTGCGTATTCTCCCACGAACTGAGCAGGTATCTTATACATCTCTGCTTTAGCATCGACACCCCACTGTGCCGCTGTTTCTTTTAACAAAAACTCATTTTTACTTTCTCCTAAATACTCTTTAGACATTGCATTTAAAGAATAACTAAATCTATTTTCATCAATGAGAGGTCCCGCAATCATCGTATCAATAATACGACCATTCCACTTAACTCCCTCTGCCTGTAACCAACCAAAATCATAAGAGGCATTATGGGCAATCTTCTCGCAGTCAGTGGATAGCATTTCATTTAACCAATCAAAAACTATTTCAGGAGAATGATTAAAACCTGTCTCATGTCGAACAGGATAGTAACCCTCCCAACCATCAACAGCGATAGCTACTCCAATAATGTGTCCATCGTTTGTAGCCCAGCCAGCACCCTTTTCTGTGATGTTAGGGTCTTTTGTCTCTAGATCGATGGCAATTCTTTTTGCATCTTTAATATCGGGAAAGTCCATTGGTGGTAGCCACTCGGATTTAGGTTTAAACATTCCTATTTGCTTACTCATATAAAATCCTCCAAAAGCATAGGAGTTCTCTCTCCGACAAACGCTCCCACTATGTTATAGTCTATATATTCGATAGCCTCTTCTACTGTCATTTTATCCCTGTCTCTTAATTTGTAAGCAATTTTTTGTCTACTATAAATAAGAATGTCTTCCATCCCACATCTTCTTCCAACACCTAAAACACAGTCATCAAAACCATCCCATTTAATCATTTCATCATCTAAAAGACCGTGATCTTTTAATTCTTTTAAGTTCATATTCTATAAGCCTCCCTTGATTGAGGTAAGACAACAAATAAATTGTGTCTCGCTCTTGAAAAGGCAACGTAAAATAAACGATGCTCATTAATAGGATTGGTGCGGTAATCTTCATACGCCATCTTTCCTATATCAAGAGAGACAATAACATTATCTGCTTCACCACCTTTTTGTTGGTGGATCGTGGATAGCGTTATCCTTGGTTCTTTACCTATGTCCTCACCCCTTGACTCTAGGTTTTCCAAGTATGCTCTTGTTTCTGTATTCAAGGTAGTCATTACATCTACCCAAGAAATTCCAAATTCAGCTTCCAGTCCGTAGCTTTCTTTTAGTTCTTTAAAACAAACTTTTTTATCGGGAAAAGCTTTCTTTTGTTCTGACACTACTTTTTTATATCCCCTCGCTACAAAACCTTTTCCAATGCTTTTATATAAATTATCAATCATTCTAATCGGAACTTCATTTGTTTCGCTTCTCATTAATTCTTTCCAAGTTAGTATAGCATTTCTTTCCTGTGCTTTCACAGAATAACGATACTTATTATCCCGCATTTTAACACGAAAAAATACATTCTTTTTACGTAGTACTTCTTCTAAATCCTCTCTAATTGTCCTTGTTCTACCCATTACCAACCAACTACCCTCAGAAACATTAAGATGATAGATACCTTTAACAAATTCTACATTCCCATCTCTCTCAGCGGGTTTCCATTTAATATCATCATAGGCAACTATCTGCTCTTCAACACGATTAACAACTTCCCAAATTTTTCTTGGTACTCTCTTTGATTGATCTAAAACAATTGTTTTAGAGGACTGAGTTTTTACCTCAATGGCTCTTGCCACATCAGCGTCAGCCCAAGTATAGATAGCCTGATTAGGATCCATCGCAATATAAGACACCTCTGATGCTTTCCAAATCATCTCTGCCATTTTCCATTGGATCGTGGACATGTCCTGTGACTCATCAAAAAATACAACACGAAAAGGTTTAACTCTATCTTGCTTTACATAGTTACTGATCAAATCAGTAAAATCCATTTTAGGACCAGAGTCTTTAACAAAAGAACCTGTGATACCATCAGTAAACTTTTCATAACCTTTTTCTTTATATTCTTTTAGTCCTTTAGAAATATACTCAAGTTTGTGATAGATAATATCTTTTGCAAACATTGTCCAACAATCTCGTAAATCAATATCTCTTCGCTTTGCTTTTTCAATTAACTGAATGTATTTGTCGTCGTAGTTATTGTAAAAACTATCGTCATCATTATTAACATTAATTTTAATCCGAAGTACATCCTCTACATTTCTCCAATCATTTTTACTCATTATATAGTCACGACTTAAACCTAGCTGACGCAAGGCATAAGAGTGAAGTGTGGAAAAGCTTTCTAATTGAGAGGCAGGTATTTTGAATTTCTCACTGGCTCTCTGTTTAGCTTCGTCTACCGCCTTGTTTGAGAAAGAGAAAAAACCGATCTCATCAATCGAGTATCCCTCAGCAATATACTCTTCTATCTTGTTAAGAATAAAAGTTGTT